CAATCGAGAGGGTTGACAGTACAGAATTCCACACCAGCAACGACAGCTACAATAACGTCAGCGGGTTTATTGACTTGTATAGGCATATCAAATTCATCAACCCTCTCAGCAACCAACACCACGATTACAGGTACTCTAGGAGTATCTTCTCTGGCTTCATTAAACGGCGGTGTAAGCACTACAACCTTGACGGGTTCTGGACTAGTTCAAACCACTAATTCATTACAATCAAGAGGATTGACAGTACAGAATTCCACACCAGCAACGACAGCTACAATAACGTCAGCGGGTTTATTGACTTGTATAGGCATATCAAATTCATCAACCCTCTCAGCAACCAACACCACGATTACAGGTACTCTAGGAGTATCTTCTCTGGCTTCATTAAACGGCGGTGTAAGCACTACAACCTTGACGGGTACTGGGTTGGTTCAAACGACAGGTTTATTACAGTCACGAGGAATATCTATAAGAAACGTATCTGATGTAGAGGTTGCGACAATATCAAATTTAGGAAGAATATCTACAACAACTGCTGACATTGTTAGTGGTGGTAATATTTATAATAATGGTGCATATTCTGGTTCTGATTACATATACACATCATCAGGAGATATACAAACAGCATTAGGTAGTATATATACTAATAATGGTAATATATACACATTAACTGGAAATCTACAATCAAGAGGATTGACAATAAAAAACACATCTGATATTAATGTTGCAACAATTTCAAATTTAGGAGCATTAGTTTGTACAACTATACAAAATAATGGAAATACACTTAATTGTGGAAACATAACAAGTGGTTCAATTGATTCGGGATCTAATTTAATACAAACGACAGGTTCATTACGGTCACGAGGAATATCTGTAAGAAACACACTCGATAGTGAAGTAGCATCTATCAGTAATGTGGGTGACATCACATGTGTAGATTCTGTCTCCAATACATTAACATCATCAAGCCTTACGATACAAGACGCAATACCTACAGGTAATATCAGAGCATCAATATCAGGATCGGGGTTGGTCACAGGCACAGGATTCACAATAAAAGATATCACATCAACCACTGTCGCCCGCATTCTTGCTACTGGAGCAATTGAGTGTGGTCCAATAACAAGTGGAGCAATCACATCTAGTAACGGTAATATCAACGCCGGTACTGGAACAATCACGGGTACTGTATTGACCGCTTTAACATCGATCACAGCGCCCGCCATCAACAGTTCTGCCCCTAATTTTAATATAATCATCGGAGGGACACAAACCAGTGGTCGGATTGATATTGGAAATAACGCATTACGAACTGGTGCGATAAATATAGCCACCAATGTGACAGGAACGCATTCTATTAATATCGGTAACTCAGCTAGTTTTCAAACGATCAATATAAACCGACCACTGACGTGTTACGCGATCACCACTAACAACAACACGATAAATGCGGGTAATGGTTCAATAACAGGAGGTGGTTTAACGATCCTAGACCCAACATTTGTGAATGTGGCATCAATTTCAACCGCTGGTGATATCTCTGGTAAATCTCTAACCACCACATCTAATATCGTGACCTCAGGTGGATCGATTAATGCGAATATAGGTTCAATTAATGGTGCTTCGGTAAATGCGAGTAGCACTATGAAGACCCCTTCAATTAACTCACTATCAATTACAACTGACTTGGATATATCACCAAATCAGTCTTCGGGAAATATCAATGTTGGAAATCCTAGTATTATGGTTACACAAAAGTTACAGGTGAGACGATCTATAACTATTCAATACCCACCTAGTATTTCATATCATGATCTAGGGGGGTCTATGGATACAACGATGTTCAGTACTTATATTTCTGTTCCCACTGGTACTGTGAAAACCATAGGTACTATATCAAATGTACCTGCTGGTTTGTATTTGATATTCTACAGTTTTGTCTTTCGTATTTCGGTAAGTGATATCACTTTTACAAAGCAAGAGTATGGGATATCTTCAGTTCTTGATTCATTTGGAACCACCCCTCCTCCAACTTTTGGCGATCTCTACGACCTTGAAACCACGTCACAAATTAGAACAACGTCAAACACAGCTCGATTAATAGTAACCAAAAGCAACACTATTAACATCGATGGACCCACGACAAATGTTAGATTAACTTGTGGTGCAATCTATACGGGAGGTGGTAGTCTTACGGTTGGTGGATCAATCAAGTTAATGAGAATAGGATGATTTACTCCAACATACAACAGCCGTTTCCCATCATTACCCATTGTTTATACCTCAAAAATTGTTTATTATCTATCAACCGCAACACGGTATCGGTCCACGTTTGGTTCTTGATTCTATCAATAGTACGATACTCTGGGCTTATCACATAACAGAATTCACAGCAATAGAGTTCAATAATTGTCTGTTCTTCCACTGTTTTGAAATACTCATCCTCGTTCATTGTAAACATAGCCATTTGATATATAGTATAAAGATTACTTAATATACTATATTGATATCATGACAGTAAAAAAATACAATATGAATTATTACAAGTGCCACAGTGGTTGTAACTATGTGACAACAAATAAAGCAAGTTACAAGAAGCACTTCGATTCTGTAACTCATCTAATAAGCAATCGGATGAAGAACAACAGAGCATGTAAGAGATGCATTGATGGTGAAGAGTACGACGGATCACATCTGAACCATCACGAACTCGGTACTGATGCTAGTATGGAACAATTTATCGATATATTGATGAATGACAGATTGGAGAAAGATAATTGTATAACACCAGATCAATTGACTATTGCCAATGATTTCGATATTGATATGTTCTCATGGTAATTGTAAAATCTCAGCCAATAACCGTTCATTCTTACTAGTATTAGAATTGAACAGATTCACAAATGCATCATATGCTCTTAATTTATCAGTACATGTGTGTGTCATTACCATGAAAGCAAGACAATAATAGCCACACGCTGATGAGTCAATTGATTGGATTGTGCGTCGATTATACATGTATGGTTCTATTTTACGTACCACCTCATCGGGGCACATGAACCCGAAACTATCATAATAGAGTGATCGGTTATTGTTATAGTAGAACACTGTCCAATGTGTTCCACTGCCTTCATTCTTGGGTTGGATATTTACAATGTAATATGTATTATCGATCAATTGATCTGGTAAGTCATCTTTGAAATAGATACCCGATAGATTTTTAATTTTGTAATCTCTTGCTAGTGATATCAGTTCTTGATTAGTCAATGCTTGCATACAATATAATGTACATTATATTATATGTCTAGACTAGAAACCCCGGCTACTCTCATGAAATTGCTTAATATATCATCATTACTCGGTGCTTCGGATTTTGGTATTTCTGATAGAAAAACCAAACGCTTTTTCGTGATATATAAAGACAAGAAAATCCACTTTGGATCGAAAACTGGACAAACGTTCATAGACCATGGCGATGTCTTGAAACAGAAAGCATGGGTAAAACGTCATGCAGTTATCAAGAACAAGAAAGGGCAATATGTCATTTTATTGAAGGAGTCGCCATCTTATTGGGCATATAGGTTGTTATGGTAAATTCTATGCTGGAAACAAGGCACCTCCACGTTTGATCATCGATCCAGCGGGGTACAAGGCACCCCCTGAGGCGCCGCCTCGTTTGATTCCTGCTGGGTACAAGGAACCGCCGGAACCGCCTGCAATTGACTTGATTGCGCGCTCAACTAAAGCCTGACCGACTTTCTTTACAAGTGGATTCTTTGCTACCTTTTTTACTGTATTGACGAACTTTCGACCCACGTGCTTCCGTTTCAACATCCTTGTAAAATCCTTTATACCTTCACCATTCGTGGGACGATGTTTAACTAGTTTTACTCTTGGTCTACCACCGCCTGCAATTGTCTTGATTGCTCGTTCAACCAGGGCTTGGCCGACTTTTTTAACAATTGGATTCTTTGCTATTGTTTTGACTACTCGAACAATCTTCTTACCGATCTTCTTTTCTTTGAATTTTCGAACCATGTCCTTGAAACCCTCACCCTCCATATCATACTCGGACGATGGTTGGATTGATTGGATTGGTATAAACGACTGATTGTACATAGCCCGTTGTTGTGTATCGGAACGCGATCGTACAATGGATCCACCCTTCATTCGTTGTTTTTTATGTTCTATCTGCTGACTCTTATCTAGTGTGATTGTATAGGCAGTCCCGTTCTTATCTGCACGAAGTAATTTCTTCATCTGTACTGGTGTTACATTGATAGCCGTTCCCCGTGTCTTTGACAATCGGACACGGACTGCATGACCATTCTGGAGACGCGAGTGTCTTGCCTTGCTTAGTGGTTCGATATTAACCAATTGATGTTGATCGAAACCCGATCCATAATTTATTGGTTCCTTTATTATACCAACTCGATGAGAAGATATTACACTTCGTTTTTGAAAGTCACTCAATTCGTCCCAGTCCATGCCATAAATCTTTTTAAACTCATCTAATGACAAAGGACATTCTAATTTTGGTACAACAGCAGGCATGACTTTCTCTTTTTTTGGAAAGAATCCACTCATGGGTGGTTTCTTTGTAGAACTACTTTCGAATGCATCACCAACTTTATTCTTCTTCTTTGGTGTTAACCGTCGTATTAAACTCTGAACAACAGAACTACTCTTCTTCTTCTTTCTTCTTGATTTAACAACAACATAGGAACTACTGCTTTCGTTCTTCTGATTTTTTGGATCATCACCACCATCACCATCACCACCATCATTACCGTTATCGAGACTAAAGTAGATATCATTTGGGTTAGCCATTGTATGTATGTACACTTATCTATATTATTTTTACCTTCTGTGATTTCAGAAGTATAATTTATTGATCTGTTTGAAATGACTAGTGGCTTGTGCATAACTAATAACTTTAAAATGATGAAGCCGCATCAATATATCTTTCAACTCCTTTAACATTGATTTGTTGTTGTTACCAGCCATGATAGATCCCTCGACGATCGCTAGTCTTGATTTCAATTCATCCACATGATCCTCATCCCCACCGTCGTGATATGGAACCTCTTTATGTAGCCCAGACATTTTCATCATCAAGTCATATATCATCTTTTCATTGCTAGATAAGCCCTTTAGTTGAGATTTGGTGACTAGTTTGCCTTTCAAAACAGACATCAGTATGTATACAAGGTCGTCAGTCACTCGCATGTTATTGATACCTGGGTAAGACCCACCTCGTCCGCGTTTCACAGACAATATGTTGTCGTAAAACAATTTGTGTAAATTGATTTTAGAACTGCCAAATGTAACTGGTCCGCGTGGGATACTTAATGGGATCCCATAGCCCACGTAGTTGGTACCATCATCTTCCTCTAGTTGGTTCTCTTTCGTTGCTTTTAGTTTGAATTTATCCTTCAAAATATTGTATGTACCTTTCAATGATATTTGACCATCAAAGATTTCCTTTATATCATTATCTGGGTAATCGAAAGCACCGGTATATTGTCCAAGCCATTTTAATATTTGTCCTTGTTGAAACGTCACATTACCAGCCGTTCCAGCTACTCTGAAACTACCAGGTTGGTTATCTGTGATAGATACCAATATGTGATTTTTAGATCCACGACGTAGATAGAACTCTTTTTTATTGTCACTGTTTTGAACATACAATGACTCGGAACCAACCAGTGCAATGAAGAACTTGCCATAATTTTCACGTTCCAATCCAACCTGTTCATCGCGTTGTCTAATAATATCCATTAACTCATCAACAACCTTGTCTGATCCCTCTGGTCTTGGTGATCTCTTTTTTTTTGGAACTGGGGTCTTTTCCGTTGGGGCTTCTGAAGACGATTCCGTTGGAGTGTATGTAGACGACGGATCGAATGGTAACGATGTATCGAATGATGAATCGTCTCTCTCAATTACATCACTAGATGAACCGGGATATATGAATTCTAAAATGAACAACACATAATCCTCACCAGTCAAAACTCTGTTATCAGAACCATACTCTTGTTTGAAAGCCTTCTCGAGAAAGCCCCAATGCTTATTCGTATGATAGATCTCATTAGGTTTCAACGAATTTATTATGAATTCAACGATACCAACGTCTCTGGTGATTTTTCTTAAATTGTCCTTCAATGCAAGGACATTAAATTGATCTGCCTTTTGCTTATCAATGGTGTCGTCATATTCTTGCATAGACTCATCCTCGATTCTTTTTAGATACTCTTCATCCGACTCAAGTGGTTGTTGTTGTAAGTTAAACTTACCTTGATTCAGTGTTTTCAACATTGATTCATACTCTCTGACCTTTCTTCTATTTGATTCTTCAACACTGGCTTTTCTTCGTGGGTTAACCGATGTTTCGTTTGCTTGATTGATTGACAACTGAGCGTCGATTGCGAAAATATAACCTTGGGCTGTTCTTATATTTTGTTCAATATCAAGTACAGTTTGTTCAGCCTCAGCAATGCGTAAAACTATACTGTCTCGATTGGTATAACTAGATTCATCTAATCTTGCTTTCAATTGATCAACCAATCGACTTGTATTACGTCGATCACGTTCAAGCCTTTGAATTTCAATCGCTAGATTTCGTTTATCTGTCATAGCATTGTCTTTGTCGTCCTGTGTCAGTATTGGTTCTGGGACATAATCATCCAATACAACTGCGTCCGCGGGACTGTAACGATACTTTTTACCACCTATCTCTACGTAATTCTTAATCTTTTGTCTGTAATCTTCAACCTTCTCCTGTTCAATTGGTGGTAATTTCTTACGTACGATGTCTGGATTGCGATGGGCAATTGTCGAAACTATGTCGATTTCTTGTAGTTGTTTTAACTCCAACCGACTCTGCTCAATAGAAGGATCATCTAGAGAATACAGACGTGGTGGTTGTTTGAACTGGAGTGGCTTCCTTTTTTTTTTGGCTTTCAATAAATCAACACTTCTCTTCTCATTCGATATCATAATCTGGTTATCTGTTCTATCTTGTTTCGTTGATTTGTCTACGAACATGTTTATTATAGAATAGATAACATTATTTTGATATTCCACCACACCCCCTTACGTTACACATGGGGATATAAGAATAAAAAATATCTAGAATGTATATACAATGTCGGACAGTGCCGAGTTTTCCAAATCATCAGAACCTCAACAAGAGACAACCACTCCTTATGTATCCAAGGACTGGAACTCGATTCCAGATATCAACAGTGGATCTTATACCAATAACAGTCTCACGCTTGTGACGTTTGATCTATCGTCCATCTATAACTCGAGTCGTTTTACGTCGATTTCTGAGTTGTATATGGCTATTCCATTGGTCCGCGTTACGGCTCTAGGAAATGCTACCTCGGGTGTTTTCGTCGACCCAGGAACTGTTCTCTCTCCTAACGCATTGAATTTGTTGAAGCCTAATTCAAATTTGATTCACCAGGTTGATATTCAGATTAGTAATCAGACTCTCGAACAAACTGTACCGTACATTGGTCAGTTGAATCAATTTCAATTGCTCAGTCAGATGAGTGCCAACGAACTACAGAACATCGGACCTAGCCTCGGGTTTTCATCTGTTCTAGACAATCCATTGAGTACTCAGTATAACAACGTTGCGGCTTTGACTGCGAGTGTTTCTGGTAATGGCGTAGTAAATAATCACGCTGTCAGTGGTTCTGCCTCGCCAGGTACTCAATTCCAACAGTCTCTGGTACAAACCACTCAAAACGCTGGCTGTATCAACACGGCACTATCCGAACGATTGAGTCGTAATGTTCATGTCCAGACTGCCACGGCTGTCGCCGCTCAGAATATCTACGGAACTGGTGGTCTCATGAGTGCTCAGAATCTGAATAATGAATTGAAGCCTTATTTTATCAAGAGTGGTAACTTGTTGGTCCAATATGATACCGCGATCATTCGACTTAAAGATCTTTTCGATTCGATTGCTCAATTCCCACTCTGTCGGAAACTGGAGATGACTCTTCGTGTTTATGTCAACACGGGATCCATCCAAGTCAATGTCATTGACCCGAACCTAACAACGACTGGCTACTACTCGCAGTTAACAAACTCGACATTTACGAACTCGTGTCCATTCGTCATTCCTCACGTTTCCGGAACCGCAGCTAACGGCGGTTTACCAGCAACCGTAACTCGGATCGTTTCCAATCTGAGCATAGCTCGATCACCAGTCACAAACATCGTTGGTCTTGATCTGAGTGCTGCTCCAGCCCACCCGCTTAATAGTTGCCGTATCTATTATCCCTCAATTCAGATGAGACCAGATGTAACAGATAAATACATCACTCAGAACAGGAACAAACGAGTCCAATATCGGACATGTTTGTCTTCGCTATATACCAACATCGTTGCCGCTGGTAGTTTCTCTCAACTTGTTCAATCTTCGATCAAGAACGTATGTGGTGTTGTCGTGATGCCGTTCCTTGACACTACTGCGGGCGGAAGCGGTCAGTTTCCTCCAGGTGGAAGCCCCTTCGACACCAGTATTGCCCACCCAATATCTCTGACAAACTTTCAAGTTAAGATCGGTGGGGTTAATGTCATGCAATCACCAGTTCAGTACTCGCACGAAGAGTATTTACAACAAGTAAGTCTTTTTGAATCTATTTCCAACTCAGACCTATCTCTCTCGTGTGGTGTTATTACACAACAGTGGTGGGACATCAACAGAGTGTATTTTGTCGATTGTTCGCGTTCGTTGTTGAGTGATTTGATGGTTGGTCGTAATGTAGATCTATCATTTACCAATAACACACAGGTACCAATCCAGATCCTTGTGTATATTTTGTATAATAAGGAATTCCTTGTCGATGTAGAGACTGGTGTCATTCAGATGATGTAATGATTTTTGATATATTTGATTTCAACAAATGCATGTGGTAGGTTATAAAAATTACTCTATGGACGAGGGACCTATTATGTTGCATTTTTCAAAACCACGTAACCCAGTTATAAAAAGACTCTATTGACGAGGGACTGGGAACTGCATGATTTCATTGGTATCAATAAAATCATACAATACAAGGGGGGGGGTGTTAAAAAACAATCATCGAGTATAGTATACAAAAACGATGTATGCATTGACAGAGATGAAGGTATATGTCGTTAGACAATACAGAAGTATAAATTGCCGGTTCATTGAATGTATCAACATGGATTCGATATTTTCAACCATTACTATATGTTGCCAATATTATAATTTCTCACTATCGGTTTTTACAAGTTCTGACTTATTCAATACTTGTTCATCGTAGAGTTCCTCAAGGGCGACATCTCGAACAATAGACATACCAAAACACGAACACTGTTTGCATTTGGATTTATACGCGAGACTTGCGAGTTTTAGTATTAACCCCGCTACAGTTGTTATTAAGCATACATAGAATGTCTCGGTCAACATTCACTATATCATGTCCTCATTTTATTTCCATAATGTTGAGAAAGTTATGCCTAAATCTTGTCTTGGGTGTTTTCAAATCAATCATGAAAAAATCACCACGGGTGTTGGTGGCTTCATGGTATGCCTTCATCACACGCTGTTTACTTGTGTCATCAATATTGTGATTAGTTACGATAGTACCAATTGAACGAGTGTCGTTTATCTTAAAAATGATATAGTAATGAATCTGTCTCGATATTATTTTTGGGAGAGATATATACGATTGGACGTTGCACCAACAAGTAAAGCCCTTTTTTCGCCCCGCAATGAAATATTGTTCTATTTTTTTTAACTCATTACGTTTTAAGGTTATCCAATCATCAAACACAATCAATTTCTCTTGTTTATTCTCTTCGTCTGGGTATGAATTCAGTTCTGGTAACTCTTTTATGTCTGTATAGATCTCAATCTCTGGTATTGACTCTCGCAGGTAGTTATAAAGCGGTTCGTCGCTTGAACTACCAGTAAAGATAATGATCCTATAAAATGCAACTTTACGATGGAGAAAGTCGACGAGACTGTTACTCTTTCCACACCCAGTCTGCCCGATGCACGAAATCATAGAGCAAGGGAGTATTAAATGGTTTTTGAAGGTCTTATCGACTTTTGTTTCAACATTTTTTGTTTTCAATTTGCTATACCAGTTTGTCACTTTGTCAGCCATTATTACATATAAATATTATATATCCATAACAGTATAAATGAATACACTTATATTGAACTCGTCTAATGTTACAGCACAGTCCAACACATTCCAATTCAATTTCATCGGAAGTGGTTATGAAGTAAAACCAGGGAGTAAGATCGCCATCTCATCTATAACGATTCCATACTCTTGGTTCAATATTATATCCAACAACAGGATGATTATTTTATGGCATACTGGAGTCGAATATACGGTTACATTTGATCCAGGCTTCTACTCGGCAACTGATATTAATGGGTATCTAGAACAATACTTCATAGCCCAGAGAATGTACCTTATTGATGCTTCTGGGAACTATGTTTATTACATGAAGATGCTTTACAATGTTGTCTATTACAGTGTTCAGGTTCTGTTATACCCTATCCCTATCTCTCTTCCGGCAGGGTGGTCGGAACCAGTAGGTGGTTTCCTTGGTGGATTTCCAGTCACGGCCATATGTCCCAGGTTCAATGTACCGTTGACTGCTTCAATTGGATCGATCATCGGTTATCTACCGCAATCACCAGGAGTTTATTATGGCAATGCAGGAACTCAGAGTCAATCACTGTTATCGAACACAATCCCAGTTGGATCACAAGTCAATAGTATTATCGTAAGGGCGACGATTTGCGATAACGCAGTTGTGAACCCTACAGATATTCTGGATTCTTTTCCAATTACAAGTTCGTTTGGAGAGAACATTAACTATGTCCCAAATACGACCAAATGGATTAAAACTAAGCCAGGACGATATAGTAACCTTATTGTATCGTTCTTTGACCAGAACTTGAACGCGTTACCTATTCGTGATTCTAATCTATTGATTACGTTGTTGTTAGAGTGAAACCTATCTAGAATTATTATCTTTCACGATATCATAATACAGATGAACAAATTCATGATCGCTCGGGGAATACTTGGTAGGAAATTAAGATTACACAAACGAGGAATGACATTCATAGCCCGTGGTTCTGGAGCCGCTTTGAAAAAACTGACTCCAGATCAGTTTTCAAGAAAGTTTGAAAGTAAATTATCACTTGGTGGTGGTAGTGGTAAAAAATCATTCAAGCCATTGACGTTCAAGTTTTAATATGGACTCAATATATAAAACAAATGTCACGCTGGATAGAGCATTGTAGACAATTTTCTAAAAAACATGAGGTGTCGTTCCGTGATGCGATGACTGATTCACGATGTAAAAAAGAGTATAGAGATATGAAAGGGGGGGCTCTCCCAGGAAATGTAAAAATAGCGAAGGCTGTTCTCTTGGGTCGAAATGATCTACCACCAAAAGTTCGATCCATATTGAAAAAACATGGTAATGAATCCATAGTATCGTGTCGGCTCAAGAGAACACCCGTAAGTAAACTATTGACATCTGCATTGTCTGCTATCTCGATGGGTGAGTTCGGCAATCGATTACGCACAAGTGAGTACGATGAATTGTTTCATTTGTTTGTTGAATTTACGACACAACAAGGTAAGCGTTACCTTGTAGAGAAAAACCAGGTTATTAATATGGATATATCACCTCCAACAAAACCAAAGGAAGAAGTCGAAGAAGTTGTGTTACCACCTGGTCTTACGTTAAATATTATAATGTCGAACACTCGAAAAAGGATGGGGAGTAAATTCCTAACCTACAATACCAAATCTAATAATTGTCAAGACTTCATTGTTGCTCTCATGAAGTCAAATGGAATAGGCGACGCTCAAGACATCGATTTTGTTAAACAGGATACAGATTTTTTATTTGAGAACTTGCCCTACTTAAGGAAGATTAGTAACACACTGACAACTATCGGAGCCCGTGTAGATGTGCTAGAACAAGGGGCGGGTTTTTGAAACAGCCTAATAATATTTATAACCGCCCCCGTGTAATGTCACCATTTAGTTGGATATTTCACGGGGGCTTTTTTTATGTATGGAATGTATGAAATGTATGAAATGTATGGTTATTTTCAACCAACCATATTACAGATTAAAAAATAAAAAATAAAAATAAAAAATTCAAAGTCTATTTTATATATATATATTTAATAAATATATACATATCATACATTTTGATAAATATGTAGTAACCTTATTCAATTTATCGATGTATGTTTTTGAAAATATCATACATCGACCATACATGAACCAATTCACGGGGGCGGTTCATGTATGGAATGTATGAAATGTATGAAATGTATGGTTATTTTCAACCAGCCATATACAGATTAAAAAATAAAAAATAAAAATAAAAAATTCAAAATCTATTTTATATATATATATTTAATAAATATATACATATCATACATTTTGATAAATATGTAGTAACCTTATTCAATTTATCAATGTATGTTTTTTAAAATATATACATTGACCATACATGAACCAATTCACGGGGGCGGTTCATGTCGTTACAAACAAAACGATATAAGGTTTAAGACCATAATTATATTGATACTATATATAAATATACATCATGGATACCCCGAAAAACCTAGCACAGAAACGTTACAGACAAAAAAACCCCCAAGCAGTAATCAATGCGACCAAAAAATATCGCGAAAAGAATAAAGAGAACTACATGGCATATAATAGAAAATCGGCATTAAAATTCTACCATACCAATAAAAATTACATCAACATAGATAACATGGCTACCACGTTCAAGCGATTGTTTATAGAATATTAAACCAAAACGCATATAATGGTTTAAAAGATAATAATGTATGGTATTATATATAGAAAATGAACACCAAACAGTTTTTAACCGATAACAATATCCCAAATCATCTAATCTATTATTACATATCAGATACTAAGAAAACCAAAGAAGGAGAACCACAAAAAATACCGATTGGTGAGAAAAACAATATAACGATCGATGAGATAGTGGCAATAAATGAAAATCACAAAACAAATCAATTGAAGGTACCAAAGTACCTATCGTCTAAAGAATCAGAATCGCTGGTTCTAGCACATTCGTGTTTTTTGAAATACGCCGATGATTTGTATTGTATTGATATTGATGACAAGACTATCACTGAAATTGATGATCTACAAGAGAATCACTATGATCTTTATAATGTTGTTATGGATTGTGCGTGGGTGAAAGGCAATACGAAAGGTATTCATATTTATACTTACATCAAAAACATACCAAAATATACCAATCAACAAGATTCGTTTATTGGTATCAAAGGCGATCTCATTAAGAAAAACAACATGTGGGAGGCAAGCGATAAACTATTTATCAACCCATCAATACAATGGCTAGACTATAATATTATTAGTCACATATTCAGTGATACATTCAAGAAATCATGTGATGTACCTAAACAAGTAACTAGACAAGAGACAGCCGAACAAGTAACTAGACAAGAGACAACCAAACAAGAGACAACCGAACAAGAGACGGTCGAAATAAATAACGTGGGTAAGACTGATAAACATCAAATAACAAGATGGCTCGAATTGGGAATTGAATATAAAATATTCAAATCAATTGAGTATGATAAATGGATCAGCCTTGGGTATATCATAAAAAACGAATTAGGACATGATGGTGAAAACTACTTTATAGAGTTGTCACGTAATGATGATATCAAGTTTGATGAATCACATGCTAGAACCACGTACAAGCACTTGAATGAATCAACAAAGAAATCAAATAAACTATCAGTCAAGTCTCTATTTAAATTCTACAAAGACGAGGACGAGGCAAAATACAAAGCAATTAATGACAGAATAAAAATAGAGAACAAGCAGGGATTACTAAAAAGAGCATCGGAATTGAAGGCGGAATTAAAAAGAAACCATAACGAGTTACGAAACACAGAGAAAGGAACCTCTACTGATTTTGATATCGACGAATCAAAGAAAATGAGATTCTCAACCGAGTATTTCATGACACTAAAGAAATACGCACATAAGAAAAAGTATTTCGAATTCTTCGTATGTATGGTATTGCGACCGAACCCAGTATATGTGTATTCAGAGGTTGATAACTGTAGTGGTTATAACTGCCTCCTATATACAAAGCAAGATATAGTGACAACGTTTGGACGCTTGAAGAGTGGAATACCTAGATCCGAAGAAGGAGAGACGATATTTATAAACGAATGGTTGAGCGATGAAAACGCACTCGTGTATAATAACATGGACTTTATCCCATACAACGGAATTCGTGACCTCACGATAAAAAATGAAAAGAATATGTACAATCTATTCAATGGCTACAATCCAACGATCGAAACACCCTATAATAAAACCAAACAAGAAAACCTCATGAAACCATTCATGGACCTATTGTTGCAACTATGTGGTAACAATGAATCCGATATGGACTATTTCATTGATTTTTTGAGTCATATTATCCAGATGCCAGCGGAACGCATCCCAGTAGCATTCATATTCAAATCAAAGGAGGGATGTGGTAAGAATGTAATGATGAATGCGTTTGCTAATATACTCGGACATGGACAATATATATCCTCGTCTAACTTCAAGGACTTCTTCAGTGATTATGCAGAAGGATTCTATTTAAAATTACTAGTGAATCTCAATGAAATGCAGTGTAGTAATCATTCATTTGATTATCAAGGACAGTTAAAATCATTTATCACAGAACCAACAATAACGATTAACCAAAAATTTGTTAGAATGAAGACAGTGAGTAATTATAGCCGTGTTGTAATCTTTACTAATAAGAACAACCCACTACCAATCGATGTGAATGGAAAGGACAGGCGATACGTTGTATATCAAGGAACGGATGAATACTTGAAACCAAAGTACGGGCGCGTGTTCTGGAAGAAGGCTGTAGAACATTTCAATAAACCAGAGACAATCGCATGCATGTATGACTTTTTCAATACACGTGATATATCGAAAAGAGATTGGACAAAACGACCCATCACTAAGGCATACGTTGAGATGTGTAGGCAGTTCGTCCCAATCGAGGCACAGTTCATGGACTATTTTATTGAAAAGCAAAAGAAAGATAAGACAAGGAAATATGAAAAACAAGAGGAGTATAAATCAATAGAGTTATATGAAGAGTATATGTTCTTCTGTCAAAGTCGTGGTTTCTCGAAAGAGAATTCATATTTTACAAGTGTTACGAAATTCAACGCGGGTATGGTAAATATGGATGTTGGTATGACACGAACAAGGACATCCGAGACATACGTGTGGCGATTTTGTATGAAGAGCATATATGATGTTATGGTAAAGAGAAAATGGATCATGTCGATTGAAACAGATAATGACTTGGTTGAAGAGGAAGATATCGGTGAGGATTTTACTGACTATTTCGTTTAAAAACATCTAGAAATTTTATAATGTAATTTATACAATGTCAAAAACAAAAGAATACATCGCAGAAGAAATCACGAAGAACAGACCCACGCTTAGTGAATCCAGTTTAAAAACATACGTGTCGTTACTGTCTAGTTTATATCGCAAACTAGATACCGATGATGAACCAGAAAAAGCATTCAAGAATCATAAATCGATTATTGAATACTTGAAAGATAAACCCGAGTCAAGTCGCAAAACCTCTCTATCGGCACTGTTTGTAATCACGAAATTACCAGAGTATAAAGAACTAATGCTCAAAGATTGTGCCGTTACCAATAAACAGAACAAGGAACAGAAGAAGAATATTAAACAGACAGAGAACTGGATATCGACGGATGAATTGAACCATATCTATAGTGGGTTAATGGCGACAGTCAATATGATGCTAAAGGACAAGATACCGATGAATGATAACACCATGATCTCTTTTCTATTGCTCGGGTTGTTGTCTGGTGCTTCTAAAATACCACCACGCCGATCTCTCGATTACTCTGAAATGATGATTAGAGACTACAAAAAAGATACTGACAATTGGTTTGATGGCAAAACGATGGTGTTCAATAAATATAAAACAAAGAAGTTCTTCGGTCAGCAATCAATCGATATAAAGAAAGAATCAGACCCTAAGTTCTTTAAAATTTTGAAAGAGTGGTTGAAAATAAACAAGACACCGTACCTACTCTATTCATCCAATGGCAATAAATTGACACCACCACAAGTGACCCGGATGCTAAACAAAATCACGGGGCGGAATGTGTCCACCAATATGTTACGACACATCTACATTACAGATAGGTACGGTCGATCCAATGCAGAACAACAAAGAACAGCCGAGATGATGTCTCATTCGCTCACAACCCAGGGCGAATACATTAAACGATAACAATTATATGTTACAATAGCACGGGGCGCGGTTTAATTGATGTATAAATACTACCTAGGTATGTATAAACATCAATAAAAACGTTTTTATTGATGTTTAATACTATATGAGTACATATTAAACAACAATTATATGGAATCCGCCCCCGTGTAATGTCCCGTGATATAAGTATCTAGTGTTGTATAGGTATGTTTCTACACACATGGAGGAGATTCAGGATCAGGAGACGAAGGTATCTCAGGGATATCAATACTAGTATGGAAATACACATCACCTCCTCCATTCTGCACCCATGTTCTGTAATGAGTGTATGAGCCATCGAGGTGTCTTATTATTAACTGTATCCATGGATTAAAACGAATGCGGTTCGTTCCGGTTAGATATTGGTTTAACGGATACATTGAGTGGTTCCACCATCTATCAAGGATGTACATTTCAAGATTCAAATAATATATTTCAGTTACCATATCACTTCAATATATAATTTGTGATAACTAACTCACTCACTTTTCTATCATCGATGTGTTGTGTGTGTGCATATTTTGTCTTTATTTTTCTTATATTGTAATCCTTGAATAGGTTTCTTATATGCCGACTGTCGTTGTATGACAGCATGAAATACCCTTTTATGTTTGCGACAGAATTATAGACTTCGTCTGGTGTGACATAGTCTTTGTAATCAGTCTGAACGAGACTCTCGTATGGTGGATCAAGGTAAAAGAATGTCCTATTACTATCGTACATTGAAATCACCTTCTCGAATGACTGATTCATTACAATGGTGTCTCGTAGTCTCGGACCATATACCTTGAAATCAGTTTTTACATGATGATACTGACCATCGCGAGGTTTAGAATAACTACGACCTCGTTGAAAAAACGAAGTCTTTAACCTTTCCAATACATGAACAGCACTCTTCTTCGATTTTATTGAGTTGAAGTAATCCTTATCTATTGAGCGATTGAATGATCTGTCGATGTAATTACTATTTTTTTTCAAACCATTCATAACTGTATAAACATCAACATCTAAGTCATTTATAACTTCTTTGTGGTTGTATTTCTCTTTCCTAAAGAATATATTACCAGCACCAACAAATGGCTCAACGTATGTATCATATTCGTCTGGTGGAGGAAACATATCAATCAATTGTGTAGCAATCTTACTCTTACCACCCATGCGACCTATTGGAGGCTTCATTTTATCATTGTATATAAAATATTTACAATGATAAAATGAACAAGTGGATAGCACATGTTAAACAATATTCGATCGATCATGGTGTACAGTACAACCAAGCACTGAAAGATGCCAAGAGTAGTTACAAGGAAACAACAAAAACAGAGCCGGTGTCTAAATTTGAATATCTAAAAAAACAACAGTTTGTAAAACAATTTGACACAGCAACCACGGATCGATTATTTGAATCATATCCTACGATTCTCAAAGCATTGACAAAATCAATTTACAACCTAGTTAAGAAAAATAAACCATTGATTGTGACATCGTTGGTTCATCATTTCAAACAATTCATAAATGACTTGTTTGTATATCATGGTAGTGGTGTGGAAGCATTGACCACTATATTGAAAGGGATCGAACGAATTATAAAATCAATAGCCCCTAATAATTACCCGACACATCTAGAAGAAGGCGATACTGTAAAGTTGCTCAGGTTCTTTAAGCCCAAGAACAAGAAGACTGTTTATGGATTGGTTGGACAAACCTTTAGAGAGTATGAGTAATAATTTATCTCTCTACATTATATAATGACAACTCAACTACCACCTGATCCACCTTATTTCGACGGAATTAACTTTAACCCGTCGTTTTATGACGAATCTGATTCATCAGGGATTACACAAGAACAAGCAAACACCCTATATTTACAAAAAACGATACCAGATTCGGCTACAGCATTACAAACATTTTCATCTGGTTTAAATTTCAGCGGTGAAATAAATGGACCTACTATTAGATTAAGCGCTTCGGTGAAGACTAATGATTATCAGTCTTCGTCAATATCCAATCCTTTATCATTAGGAAATAATCAAACGGGTTCAGGTGCTATACTAAACATAGGATGTAATATTGCCCGTAATGGACCGGTCAATATTGCAAGTACTCAACAATCAGGTACGGGTAACATAGTGATAGGCTCAAATCAATTAACGTCAGGCAGTCAGAGTATTATAATTAGGAGACCTTTAACGATCGGTTATGGTGTGAGCGAAGCCGGATTGTCTCATATAGGTGGATCGATCCAAGCGGCTTTACCCGTTCCGTTGATCTATTTGAATGACAATGTTATAACGTCAAATGTCGATTGGGGTGTTATTGGAACTGGTACGTATATTTTCAATTATCAAATTAATTTCTCAAACGAGACTGCGACAAGTACATTGTTAAAACAGGAATACGCACTTACCTCGGTTACCGCGAGTCTTGCGACTACGGATATAATTTCGAATATATACGCGAGTTATTTAGTTACAGAAACATTACCAGTATCCCCAACGACTGACGGAATAGTAAAATCAATTCTGGGTTGTTCTGTTTTTTCGTTGAGTACCGCGGTAAACGTGTATTTTACGCATCGAGTAGATAAAGGAGGATCAGGTCTACCTAAAATATCTATTTTTACGAAAATAACAAGACTCGGTTAAATTTAATAATATTCAATATATGTAATGACTACCAAAACTCGACCACGATTTTACTTCACTGGTATCAGGATAATGTAATTATTTTATAAATCAATATTAAGAAATGTCAGTAACAGAACCACCATCATCTTATTTCAATGGTATTGACTTTAACCCAACAGTTTATCAACAATCACAGCCTTTGTCGTCGGTACAATCTGATGAAAGGTACTTAATCAAGGACTTACCAGATACGTGTTCGGCGTTACAGTCATTTAATGGAGGTGTAAGCACTACAACCTTGACGGGTACTGGGTTGGTTCAAACCACTAATTCATTACAATCGAGAGGGTTGACAGTACAGAATTCCACACCAGCAACGACAGCTACAATAACGTCAGCGGGTTTATTGACTTGTATAGGCATATCAAATTCATCAACCCTCTCAGCAACCAACACCACGATTACAGGTACTCTAGGAGTATCTTCTCTGGCTTCATTAAACGGCGGTGTAAGCACTACAACCTTGACGGGTT